TCGAGGTCGGCGGCAATCCTGACAAATTCTTACGCGAGTCTGGTTTCAAATCCTTTCCGGCATTGGTGCCACGCTGGGCTGTTGCAGGCGGTGACATCTACGGCAACTCGCCAGGCATGGAGGCGCTGGGCGATGTGAAGCAGTTGCAGCATGAACAGTTGAGAAAAGCGCAAGGCATTGACTACAAGACACTGCCGCCGCTGCAAGTACCGACCAGTTTGAAGAACCGGGATGTGGACCGCATGCCCGGTGGCATCAGCTACTACGACGCGAGCACACCAGGTGCCGGCATCCGCTCTGCCTTCGATGTGAACCTGGATCTGTCGCATCTTTTGGCTGACATCCAGGATGTGCGCGAGCGCATCAAGGGTTCGTTCTACGCGGACCTGTTCCTGATGCTGGCCAACAGCACCAACACCAGCATGACGGCGACTGAAGTGGCCGAGCGTCACGAAGAGAAGCTGCTGATGCTAGGTCCGGTGCTCGAGCGCCTGCACAACGAGCTGCTCGACCCCATGATCGAGATGACCTTCTCGCGCATGGTCGAGGCCGGCGTAGTGCCGCCACCACCTGAGGAGCTGCAAGGCATGGATGTGAGCGTCGAGTTTGTGTCGATGCTGGCTCAGGCGCAGCGTGCGATCGCTACCAACGGGATCGACCGATTCGTCGGCAACCTCGGTGCGGTGGCCAACTTCAAGCCAGAGGTGCTGGACAAGTTCAACAGTGACGAGTGGGCTGATGCGTACAGCGACATGCTGGGCGTGGATCCCAAGCTGATCATCCCCAACGACCAGGTGGCCATCATCCGCAAGCAGCGTGCTGATGCCCAAGCTGCGGCTGCACAAGCGCAGGCGATGCAGCAGGCAGCGGCCACCACGAAGGACCTGGCGCAGGCACCCACTGGCACCGGTGGCGAGAATGCGCTGACCGACATCACCAACATGTTCTCGGGCTACACCAGCCCATCACCACTTGAGGTTTAAGCCATGGCCATGATCAGTCTGAAGAAGGTAAACGAGCACCGCGAAGCAGAGGTCTACCGCGAGCCGGAGTACGGCTACGGCACCACGATCGACCTGGACGGCGAGACGGTCGAGGCGCTGGGTCTGAATGGCGCACTGGCTGCCGGCCAGAAGGTCACGATCCAGGCCATAGGCGTGGTCATTCGTCGCAGCGAAGAGCTGGAGGCGGGCGACGATTCGGGCGGCAAGGACACCAACGTGTGCATCCAGTTGACCGACATCGAGGTCAAGCAGACCGGTCCTGCCAATGCAGCCAAGGCGGCGACCATGCTTTATGGCGACGACGACTGACCCGGTACGCGTGAGAGCTGTGCCTAACTTTACATTTCAACCATGAGTCAATTCGATCCGCTGGACCTGCGAGGCCAGGAGCGCGCAAAGGAGCAATCCGAGGAGCGCACCAAGCTGGCCCTGCAAAACGAGCAGGATGATTTCAAGTGGCTCATGAGCAGCAAAAGGGGTCGCCGGATTGTCTGGCGACTGTTGGAGCGCACTGGTGTGTACCGCAGTTCGTTTACAGGCAACAGCGAGACATTCTTCCGAGAAGGTCAGCGCAATGTCGGTCTGATGCTCATGGCACAGATTAACGAATTCTCTCCAGACCAGTACGCGTTAATGCTCAAGGAGCAGCAAGATGGCAGAAAGCATGATGACGGACACGGGCGCAACCACCACTGAAGCCCAGCCTACATCGACGGGTGCAACGGAAGCGGCAACGTCTACGACCGAAGCAACCACCCAGCAGCAAGCAACCGAAGGCACGACTGAGTCCACCACGACAGATGCTGGTGATGCTCAGAAGACCGACGGCGAACAGAGCAAGACCGGCGACAAACCGACCGGCGCGCCTGAGAAGTACGAGTTCACTGTTCCCGAGGGATTCCAAGTGGATGAAACGGGACTGGCAGCGTTCTCCGAATTCGCCAAGGATCTTGACATGTCGCAGGAAGCTGCTCAGAAGATGCTTGAGAAGATGGGGCCAGCCATGCAACAGCGACAGGCTGCCGCTATCGCCACGGTGCAGAACCAGTGGAAAGAAGCATCGACCTCCGACAAGGAGTTCGGCGGCGAGAAGCTGACCGAAAACCTTGCAGTGGCCAAGAAGGCGCTCGATACCTTTGGGACACCGGAGCTGAACAAGCTGCTGAAAGAAACCGGCCTGGGCAACAACCCCGAAATCATCCGGGCGTTTTACCGGGCAGGAAAGGCAATCAGTGAGGATTCGTTTGTTGCAGGCAGCCAAGGCAGGCCGGCAAGCGGACGAGATCCAGCGAAGTCTCTGTATCCGAATCAGCAATCTTAATTTGAAAGGAAGTACATCATGGCAACTCTGTCCACACAAGCCCTGACCCTTGCGGACTGGGCAAAGCGCATTGATCCCGATGGCAAGGTTCCAACCATTGCCGAGCTGCTCTCGCAGTCAAACGAAATCCTGGAGGACTGCGTGTTCATGGAAGGCAACCTGCCGACCGGCCACCGCTCAGTCATTCGTACTGGTCTGCCGACCGTCTACTGGCGTGCGATCAACCAGGGTATCCCCACTTCGAAGAGCACCACTGCACAGGTCGATGAAGCCTGCGGCATGCTGGAAGCCTACTCCGAGGTGGACAAGGACCTGGCTGAACTGAACGGCAACACCGGCCAGTTCCGTCTGTCGGAAGACACTGCGTTCCTGGAAGCAATGAACCAGACGCAAGCGCAGACCCTGTTCTACGGCAACCCCGGCACCGATCCCAAGCAGTTCTTGGGTCTGGCCACTCGCTACAGCTCGACGACTGCCGGCAACGGTCAGAACATCCTGCTCGCTGGCGGCTCCGGTTCCGACAACACTTCGATCTACCTGGTCGTCTGGGGTGAGAACACCGTGTTTTGCCCGTTCCCCAAGGGTTCCAAGGCTGGTCTGAATCACGAAGACCTGGGCATCAACACCGTGTGGGATAGCGCAGGCGCTCGCTACCAGGCTTACCGTACCCACTACCAGTGGAAGAACGGCTTAGTCGTCAAAGACTGGCGCTATGTCGTGCGCATCGCCAACATCGATGTGTCCGACTTGATCGCTCAGTCCGGCACGCAGGCAGCCTCTGCATCGACGGCAATCATCAAGCTGATGGCTCGCGCTTTGTACCGCATCCCGAACATGGCCATGGGTCGTGCAGCGTTCTACATGAACCGCACTGTCCACTCTGGTCTGGCTCTGGCTGCGCTGGACAAGTCGCAGTACGTTCTGAAGATTAACGAAGGTCTGTCGCAGTTTGGCACGCCGTCGTCGTATCTTTCGTTCCTTGGCGTTCCGCTGCGTCGTGTTGACAGCTTGCTGAACACTGAAGCCGTCGTGTCCTAATCCATCAGAAACGAAAGGAAACTGAACCATGATTACCGATAAATTCCTGCGCGTCTCTGACTCGCAAACGGTTACTGCTACCGCAGTGTCTACCGACACGATCGATCTCAGCGTTGCACGCGACATCGGCGAAGGCGGCGATCTGTACATGAACTTTGCTGTGACCGAAGCCGCTTTGGCTTCCGGTGCTGCGACGGTTGAGTTCCAGGTCATCGGCTCGACTGCTGCTGCTCTGACCTCGCCCGTGGTACTGGGCAGCTCTGGCGCGATCGGCAAGGCATCGCTGACTTTGGGTGCCAACGTCGCTGTGCGCATCAACCCGCAAGTTGCTTCCCTGGGCTTGCGCTACATGGGTGCCAACTATGTTGTGTCAACTGGCCCGCTGACTGCTGGCAAGTTTACTGCTGACATCGTCGAAACCATCCAGGACGGCAAGAAGTACTACGCTTCCGGCTTCACCGTCGTTTAATAAGGAGACAAACCAATGGCGCGATACCGAGTTCTTACTACGTCGTTTATCAACAACTCAATTCAGGAAGAGGGTGCGATCGTCGAGTATGACGGCAAGCCTGGCAGCAACCTGGAGCTGATCGAAGATGGCGACAAGCCAGAGCCTCAAAAAGGCAAAGGCAAAAAGGGCGCGGTCGCGTCGGCTCCTGACGATGCTGCCAATGTTTTTGGCGGCGAGTAAGTCGTAAGCAGCAACACGATGGGGGGCCTGTTGCGCCCCCCATTTTTTTAAGTCGAGGCGAGCATGGCATCCGAAGTTGACATCGTAAACATTGCGCTCTCGCACCTTGGCGATACCGCCAACGTGTCGTCGATTGACCCTCCCGAGGGCAGCGCACAGGCGCAGCACTGCGCACGGTTCTATCCGATTGCGCGAGATGCACTGCTTGAGATGCACACCTGGAGCTTTGCCACCAAGCGCATCGTGCTGCCGTTGCTGTCCAATACGCTCGAGCAGTGGAAGTACGTCTACCAAGCGCCTAGCGACGCGCTCAACCTCATTGCGGTCCTGGCACCGGACGCCATGGACGACTACAGCCAGGACCTGCCGGTGCCTTACACGCAGGTCGGCATCGTCAATACGGGCCAGGGCTTGTACACACCGCAGCCGTTTGAAGTCGAGACGCTGCAAGACGGCAGCTCTGTCCTGTACACCAACCAGGAAGAAGCCACGCTGCGCTACACGGCGAAGATCACTGACCCCGCACTATTCACGCCGCTGTTTACCAGCGCGCTGACGCATCTTCTCGCGTCGTATTTGGCCGGCCCGATCTTGAAGGGCGAGGTCGGTCGAGCTGAAGCGAAAGGTCAGATGGCGCTGTTTCAAGCATTCATGGCTAAGGCGACGGCCTCCGATGCAAGCCAGCGTCGCATCATCATCAAGCAGTCCACGCCGTGGATGGCGGGAAGGTAAGTCATGGATCTGGCCGACATCCTGTATCCGAACCAGGGCAAAGAGGACCCCAGCATGCTGCGCCCTGACGGCAGCAAGAAAAGCATGAAGGGTTTTCTGGGGCCGATGCAGCGACCGG